CAGGAGTAAAACCCCTCTTGGTTGAGTAGACGTACTTTTGTAAGTACCTTTCTAGTCCCGATAAATAATCAGGATTGCTAACAAAACCATCACTACTGTGGATCTGCTTCGAATCAAATAGTTCAACCCACATACCATTATATCTAGCTTTATTAGTTCCGAAGCTTCTCATATATATATGGTATGCGGACTCATACACTGAAGCGTATGATTGAAATAGTAACCTAACTTCTCTCGCTCTCTTATCTGGATTTTGAGAGTATCTCCTGAAGGTCTCAGGTTGTGCCATCCTCTTAAGGATTTCATTCTGAGGTAGGTCAGGGATTCCGTTTAACCAATGGCGACCCAGGTAAACAATTTCTTCACCAGATTTGTACTTCCCTGATTTTGCAACGTTAATGGTTAAACCGAAGAACCTTTTAACATAAGCAGCCATTTTATCCATCCCAATATCTGCATTTGAGAAGAATACAACATCATCACCCAGAACGTTAAACGTATCTTTACACACGTGCATTCTGAATTTTGATGATACGGCGCCAATTACTATAGCATTAACAACGCTATCAACCATTTGAGTAAAGTACGACCCTGATGGAACACCATGTCTTTTACCTTTGTAAAGATTCCCATCTGGCATTACGATAGCAGTATTAATAAAGTAATATTCAATCAGCCTAAAAACTCTGCTCACAGACACTTCATCGTTCCCAACGCTAACTGACTCATCCAAGTCGAACCACGTTTTAAGAATATTAAACGCCAGTTTAATTAACTGAGCACTAATAGAACTATCAAATGAAGAAAAATCTGTGGCGTAGGCCCATCTATTTGAATAAGATGCAACACGTAACTTAGTGCCCAATTTTAGGCTCGATATCCCAAACGACATAGGAGTATGTGCTTTTAAGAAACTCTTGATTAGTGGCCTTGCAACTAGACCTTCAATGGCAGTCATTGAGTATGGATAACCCCACACTAAACGAGTTTTATCATTAAATTGAGTACGTTTGAACGCTATACAAGGCTCAGGATGCTTTTCTCTTAATAGAGTTTGACCTCCTCTCTCATACGCTCGCATAAAAGACTCCGCTTTAGTCTGACCCCAAGCAGTGAGACCTGCACTACCCTTAAGGTTGGAAGTGATTGAGTAAATCACTTCTGGTGTAAAATCCAAGGCAGAAAGTTTGTCACGTCCATTACGTGCAAAGCATGCATAAGCAAATTTAATACCTTCCTTGATGTGCTCGTCATCTAAGTTGATGTAAGGTAAGCTTGTTGGTGCATACTTATTAAGGGCTTCGTATAATTTCTCAACTTTATACACAGAACGGGGCGCCTGCTCGATTGAAAAACCTTGTTCTCGAAGGATACTAGCCACGTTATCGTCCCAGAGCATCGTCAAGTTATCTTGACTCATACGGTGAAAATACTCCTTTAAGTACTTCCTTCTATATGGTTGGATGATAAAAGAACTCATAACTACCTCCCGGTCGTTGACGTAAGTAAAAGCCTTCCCCTCCTGTGCTATGCGTAGCTAAGGCAAAACGGATTTACTGTTAATCTCAGGACACTTTTGGCAAGTTAGTCACAGCCGAGAGTCTCAACTCACTAGGTTTACAG